CTGTTCCCCGACGGCGCCGACGTGTTCCGGGGCAAGGGCCACGCCAAGGACGGCGCCCGGCACGCCCTCTACGCCGCGGTGGTCGACTTGCACTGGCCGGACCCGATGGTCACGGCCGACCTGTACCCGGACCTGACCGAGACGCTGGCGAGCGGTGGCCTAGGCTGACCATCGTCCTTTCGCGGGGATAGCGAAGCCCGGCACGTCGCGCATGTGCCGGGCTTCGCGTGCGTCTACTTGCCGGTTTTGCCCTTGTTCCGGATTTCACGAGCCAGACGGCGCTTCCCGCGTTCCCACAGGTCGGCCGGTTCCGGCGGCGTCGGTGGGCCCTCGGTCGGCGCGAACCACGCATCCACCACCGGCTGGTCCTGGGCCCGCTCAGCCTTGGCCATCCACGCTCCGCTCCACCACGTCGGTCGGTCGGTGGGCCGCACGTGCCGTGTTGAGCGGTGGCGGGTCGGCGAGGCCCGGTTGGACCGGCGTACGCAGGCCAACCCGGGCGAACACCTCGCAGGCGTTGGCCCGCCACACCTGGTGAATGTTGACCGGTAGCGCGTCGTCCTGATCGAATCGCATCTTGGACGTGGCCCGGTAGAACATCGTCGCAGCAGCTTGCTCGATTTCGCCCTGGCTGACCGAGCAGCGATAGCCACGTTGGGCCAGCGAGACCGCGACGGCCTCAAGCCCTGCCTGGGTGAGGCCGCTCCCGGCGAGCGTGTTGCGCAGGTCCCGAACCAACTGGTCGAACCGGTCATCATTGAGTAGGGACATCAGGACCACCTTTCGGGGTGACGGGTGGCGAGACCCGGTTGGCCTGGGCAGCGTGCCAGCGGGCAACGATCTCGGCGGCCTGGGCGACATTCATCGCGGGCTGGACGAACGGCACCGGTGGTGGTGCGGCCTCGACTCCGCGCGGAGTGTGCTTGGCCAGCCACCCGGCGGCGAGGGTCACGAGGCCCGTGACGGCGCCCGTAACGAGCTGGACGGCCCACGCGGGCACCGGCGCACCGATCAGTACCGCGAGCTCCCCGAGGGCCTCACTGGACAGGAAGGCAGCCAGGCTCGCCGCCGTCACCTTGGCTTCGATCGGCGCGGCCATCAGATCGAGTCCTGTGCGCGCTGGTCGGCCAGTTCGGCCGCGTCGAGCTTGGCCTGTGCCGACGGCCGGTTGAGGGCGACGTCGGCCGCCGGGCTGTCCGCGCGCACCACCGTCACGCCGGTGAGCGGGACCAGGTGTTCCGGGGTGTCGTCCAGGACGTGGACGGTGGCCGTCGGGTAGTGGCCGGGGTCGTAGTGGACATCGACCGAGGTCACCCAGCGGCCGATGTTGACGCCGTCCAGCTCCACCACCAGGAGACCACCGATGCCCTGACCGATCGACAGTCCGGTGGGCGGGAGCGGCCGACGGGGCGGTGGTGCCGGGGGCTGGTGGGTGATGTGCTCGTCAGAGTCCATGGTCATCCTTTCCGAACGCGGGCGCGCTGGTCGCGCAGGGCGGCCAGTTCACTGACTCGGTAGCAGGGCCAGCCATTCGCGGTGGTGTACACCGTGACCTGGCCAGAATTGATCATGCGGTAGAGCGTCGACACACCCACTTCCAGGGTGCGCGCCGCTTCCGCGCGATAGACGTATCCCCGTGGCGTCACGGGTGTGTGGTTGCCCATGGGGTGATGGTACACTATGGGGCGATTCCACCCTACCCCGTCGATCCGGAAAGGCGATCATGAGTAAGGAGGACCGCGCGCAGCACCGCGCCGACGTGGCCGCCTACTACCGCCAGCAGGGCATCGCGGATGACAAGGTGCCCCGCCGGTACCGGGAGCACACCGCGCCCCCCGAACCGGCCCCCGCGCCACCCATCGACCCGGCCAACCCCTACGCCGGGCTAGACCGCTCCCTGCTGTCCGCCGACGAGCGCGCCACCCTGGACACCGCCGAACAGCTGGGCACGATCCGCAACGCGCCGGGCTACCAGGAAGCACGCCAGGCCGACCGCGACGCACACGAGGCAGCCTCACGCGAAGCCGACGAGCAGCGGCAGAAAAACTACCAATATTCCGAGGAACTCCGTAACACCAAACGCATGCACGCCGACACCTATCGTGCCAACAACAATCTCCGGAAGGCAAACAGCATGACCCACAAGGACGACATCATCGCAGCGCTCACCAGCGCGCAGGACACGCTCGTCAACCAGGCGGGTGCGCAGATTCAGCGGGCCGTCGAACTGATGGACGAGGCGAAAGGCATGCTGGCCGGTGCGCAGCAGTCCATCGCGGGGTCGACCGGGTTCGTGGAGTCGGCCTACGTCGACTCCACGCTGTCCGGGTCGCTGTCCGCGATGGCCTCCGACACCGAGACCGCGGCAGGTGCCGTCGCGTCCGCCCGGGAAGACGTCAACGGCCTGCTGCTCGGAGTGAGCACGGTCAACAGCCAGTTCGACGAGACGATCGCGCGTGAGCAGGCGATCGGCCAGTGACCGAGCCCAGCAATATCCACGAAAAGCGCCTGCTCGCTCTGGACGCCGCGCTCAATGCGGCGCGGAGCGCGTCCGGTGCCGTGGCCACCGTGGTCAGCGACACCGAGGACCTGGTGGGCCAGCTCGATGCGGTACTGGACAAGCTGATCGTCGTCAACCAGCACGTCACCAGCGCGGTGGGGGACGGCGTCACCACGGGCGCGGTGCTCAACGCCAACACCCAAGTGGAGACCGCGATCGAGGTCATCCACTTGGCCTTGAACGCCGTTAATGACGCGCAGGTGGCGGCCGATCACGTCATCAACCAGGTGGAAACGACCATCACGCAAGTACGCGCGGCACCGAACAACTGATCGGGCACACGTGAAAGCCCCGGACCTTTTCCACGGGTCCGGGGCTTTCGTGAGCGGGTCGGTAACCGCCCGGCCAGGCTATCAGCTCGTGGTGGCCTTCGGCGTGATAGCGACGTTCCAGCCCTCCGGCAGGGCGGCCGACAGCTTGGTTTCCAGGTCGGCCATCTGCGCGTCGGTCACCGTGGCGCCGTCGGTCGGCAGGGCGGCGATGATGGCCGCTTCTATCTCGGGGAGCGCGCCACTGATGGCCGCGAGCTGCGCCGCATCCGACTTCGCACTGTCGAACAAGGTGACCCCGTAGGGCGTGGAGTTGGTGACGTAGAGGGCGCCGAAAATGGCGTCCAGCTTGTCCGACTGGTCAGGGGTCATGTCGTCTGCCTCCGCGTCCACGCCGGGCCAGGAGGCCGCGACGACGGACTTGTCAAAGTGGGCACCGGTCAGGGCCTGCCCGGCGTACTGCTTGGCGATCGCGGTGTAGGTGACCCCGTCGACCTGGGTTGAGATCAGCGACGCGACACCATCGTACTTGGCCACCCAGTAGGGTGGGTGCGCGATCCGGGCGGCGTTGATGGCCCGGATCACCGCGGGCCACGTCGCCATGTTCATGTAGCACGTGCCTTCCTGCCCGGCCCCCCGGCTGGCCGTGACCCACCCGGGAGCCTGCGCCGGGGTGGCGTCGCCGGTCTCGATATCCAGCACGTGGATGCCCGGCCCGAACCGGCTCGCCGACGGCGTGATCTTGACCTGAATCGACCGGGCGAATCGCGCCCACCCGGCGGCCGACCACGCGAACGATGACGGCGCGACATACCCGGCCACCATCACCGCTCCCGCCGGGATATCGCCGGGGCTGGTGCTGTCGTACATGATCCTCAACGCGGCCATCCGACCTCCCTAGTATCCGGTGGGTGCAACGCCCTCGTCGGCGCGGCGACGGTTCTCTACCGGCGCTGCGATGGTAACGCAGTAGGGCGCCGGGGCCTCGTGCGTCGTGGTGGTGTGGTCAGCGAAAATGGTCATGTTGTGGGCCGGAAGACCACACTCACTGCACGGCACGCCATGCAATTCGACGGACCGCAATGGCTTCTGGTGTGACTGGCTCACGTCGGCCGCACCCACCGCCGGTTGCCGATCGGCCGCGGCTCGTCGCCCCGCTTGCCACCGTGCAGCCACGTCCACTCGGGGAGCGGTTTCGCGTTGTCCTCGCGACGGATCTTGTTCACCTTGTTGCTGTCCTCGCTGGCCTGGCTCACGGCTGGACTCCCACCCGGCGGCCGAACGCGTCCGCGTCGATGCGCAACGCGCGCATGTCGGCCAGCACGCATTCCAGGGTCGCGATGTCGACACCGGACAGGGTGAGGCGGTGCCGGGCGACCACCCGGTTGATGTCGGCCACGGCACGCTCGATCGACGCACGCACGTCGGCCAGGTCTGCACGGTCGGATCTCTCGGTCTCTTGGTCCTGCTCGGTCACGGTCACTCCTCTGCTCCTGCTGCGATCCGGGCCCACCGGCACGTGCGGTACAACTGGCTCTGGCTGTCGACGACGGACGTCACCACGACCCATCCCGCCTCGACGTGCTGGGGGCTACGGGTGATTTCGGCGACGATCTTTATCACGGCCCCGCGGGCGCCCACGCGGTCCAGACGGTAGGTCACCCGGTGGGCGAGCCCGGCCACGATGACGTAGCCGTCGAACTGGTAGCTGATGACATGGTCGAACATGCGGTGTGGCGGGACGTTGATGTCCACTGCGGACTCTCCCAAGGGTGGCAAGATCAGCTACACGCGCTGGTCTGGTGGGCGCCGTAGGTGGCCTGCGCGGTGGTGTACTTGTCGCCTGCCGACGAGTCCAGCTGGTGAATCAGGCCACTGCACGAGAAGTGCATGACGTTCAGGTAGGCCTGTGCCGCGGTGGCGGCCTGCGCGTTCCAGTCCACGGTGAGACTGTCCACCGCCGCGGTAGCGACGTCGACCGGGTAGCCGTCGCCTGCCGACGAGTCGAGCTGCTCGATCAGCCCGGCACGCGAAAAGGGCATGACGGCGAGGTAGTTCTGCGCGGACCCGATGGCCTGCTGCTCTTGGGGTGGGACGGCCGGAGCGGTCTTGGTGGTGGTCGTCGGGACCGGCGGGGGCGCCACACCGGTCTGGGTGACCTCGTTGGGTGGCTCGGTGCACAGCCCGTTGACCATGGTGGCGTCCGCATTGCCACAGTCGGCAACCGGGCTGGTGGTGACCACCGGGCCACCCACGGACGAACTCAGGCCCGGGTTGACGCCGCTGTTGCTCGCACTGGCCACCGTGATGATCACGATGAACGCGACGAGACCGGCGAGGGTGAACCACGGCCAGCGCCGACGGCGCTTCGGACGGACGGGCGCGAGGGGCGGACGGGAATCGAACGACATGGTGATCTCCAAACGAGGCTGTGGTGAATCAGGTGAACAGGGTCAGGGCGAGGACGATCAGGGCGGCCGGGACGGCGAGCAGCACGAGGCAACCCGTCGAACAGCCGATACAGCCCAGACCGCAACCGACGCGGGTACGGCCCATGGTGACCTCCGGATAGTGGGTGGAATGGGGCGACACCGTCCGGCCGACGCGACGGGCGCCGACCGGACGGGAGGATCAGGCGTGCAAATTCTCGGTGAACACCCACCGGCGCTCCCACTCACCGGCGTGGTCGGCGGTCGGGCGGATCCGGGAGACCTCGACGACGTAGCCGCCCCATGCGGACTGCCACTGGCCCACCATGTCCACGAGGACCGGGCGGTTCGTGGTGGTCAGCGCGGGGAGCTCCGTGGAGAGCACGACGCGGTTGCGCACGTAGCCCTCGGTGCATCCGCCGCTCGACAGGTAGGTGACCCATTCGATGATGTGGGCCGGGTTGATGGGTCGGGGCGGAACACGGAGCGGCCCGCCAGTCGCCACCGCCACGGCCTGCCGGTGCGCGGTGGGCTCGTCGGCGGGCTTGTCAGTGAGGGTTGCCCACATCGCGTCAAAAGCGCATGCGTTGGCGTCGGCGACGAGCGTGTGATCCGGGTGCGTGCACCGCATGATCGGCTCGCCCGGCTCGTCCACCCGATCGAGCACGGGGGCGTACGTGTGTCCGGGGCGCGTCGGATGTTCGGGGCGCGTCGGCTCGTCAGGGTCCTGGCCGGTCAGCCACGCCAGCACAACCGCCATCTTCTGGTAATACTGCCGGTCGCCGTCGAACAGCCGCGTCACGGCAGTGAGGTGGCCAGAGTCATCGGCCTTGCCGTTACGCACCTGGCCGGACCCGGTGTAGTGCACCACAACGGCCACGCCACCGCGCTTGAACGCGTCGCCGTCGGTCGTGGTGGTGCGGTAGTCGAACGGACCAGTCCAACCGGACTGCTCCGCAGCAACCCGAATCTGCTCTTTGGCGGTGGTGCTCATTGTGGCTCCCGTGTGTTCGGGCTTCCTGTGAACCTTGCTCCGCCACAGTAGCAAACCGTCTCAATGTGTGCCGATGTGTGCCATCACGGGTTGGTAACGGATTGTCCCCCTCCCTCTTGACACGGCAGAACTGTGCCATTGTGTGTCACATGATGATTTCGGTTCGCACGGAACGCCGGGTCAAGATCTTTACGGCGACGCTATCCACCGTCGGCGGCCTCGTCCTGGCCCCCGCGGTGACCGGCGTCGGCATCCCCGCGGTGGTGACCGCCCTCGTGATCGGCCTCTACTACACCTTCGACGCAATGGAGTTGGGACGCAATGCGAAACACATCGGCCCGGTGGACCGCGCAGGCGCGGCGCTGGTTGCTCGTCTGGTCGGTCGGACTGGCCGCCACGCTGGCCTACGCCGGGTTGGCCACCCTGCTGCCCACCGCCTAGGCCAGCTGCGCACGGTGCACGCGCCACGCCCCCTGGTCGGCCGCCACCGCCCCGACACCGACCGGTTCATGTGGTGGTGGCAGGGGTGACCACCACGATAGTCGGCTACGTGATCACCATGCGCGTCTGCCCGGCCCGTCACGTGCACCTGCGCACGACCACCATCATGCTGGCACACCACCAGGCGATCAGCGTCCGAGACCTCTCGCGCCTGATCCGCCACCAGGACCTGATGAACAAGGCGGGGTACCTCTGATGGCCGCACCAGGCACCCGCGGCACGACCAACCGCAACGCGCGCGGTGGGTCGGCCGCCCGGCGAGCGCGCAAACAGTGGCTGCTCGAACAGTTCGGCAACGGGCACAGTGCACCCTGCGCGATCCGGCGTGGTGCGGCCTGCGAGGGCCGGGTCACGTTCGAGACGCTCTGGGTGGACCGCTGGCCAGTCGCCGGGCACGAGGGCGGTACCTACCGCCGGGACAACATTCGTCCCTCGTGCGCGCCATGCAACATGGCCGACGGCGGGGCGGTCGGACGAGCCAAGCAACTGGAGTCGAGATGAGCCAAGCAACTGGAGTCGAGATGAGCCAACCCACGATCGATGCCCCGTTCGGCGACACCCGTGCGTCGGTGCGGCGCCTGCTCAACGAGCTGATCAAGGGCGCCCGGGCCCGCGGGGACCAGCGCGCCGTGGCCCGCTACCAGCTCCAGCGCGCCACCCTCAACCCGAGGTAGCGACAAGACAGACAAGGGCCCCAACCCGCTGATACCGGGTTGGGGCCTTCTGCCGTCCAGATCAGCCCTGGGCGGGCACGGACGCGTCCTCGGCAGGTTCGGCCGGGGAGTCGCTGGCAGGCGCGGAGTCGGCCACCTGGCCGTCGGCGGGCGCCGGGCTGGTGGATGCGGCATCACCGGCGAGCTGTGCGGCGTCGCCTTCGGCCTCCGTGGCGAGGCCCTGCGCGCTGGCAACGGCGCCGGTGATGACCTGGCCGACCGCGGCCTTGGCATCGGAAACGATCTTCTGTGCGTCGGCCGTGGCGCCGTCGCGGACGTGGTGGAACAGGTCGGTCCACATGCGCTCGATGACACCTTCGGCGGCCTTGACGGCGTCAGTGATGGGGTTGCTCATGGTGATTCCCTTTCGATGCGATGATCCTTCTGGGCGGTGACGGTGCGCCGGATAACCCGGCGTTCGTGGTGGAACGCCAGACAGAGGATGACCAGCGCGAGCAGGATCAACCCCTGTTCGATATCGCTGGTCCACGCTGGCCAGGCGAGCAACCGGCGGGCAAGCGAGAACAGCTGAATGAACACCACGGATCCGGCCAGCGTGACCAAAGCCCGGCCGACCACGCTGGCATACCAGGCGTTGCCCCACGTGTACACCAGGTAGAGCCAGATCGCGGCGAGCACCATCGCCACCGACAGCCCCGTGGCGACGAGCGTTGTGACGCTCACACCGACCTCCCAATCAACGTGGCCCGGACCGCTTGCTCAAACCCATTCTCCCGCGCGATACGGCGAATGTCGCCCATACCCTCGTCCGCCTCGATCCTGATCTGCCGCGCCCGCCGGGCCCGCTCGTCCGCCTCGTGGAGGGCGGCCAGCGCGTCCGGGCTGGGCGTCCCGAACCGGCGGGTGAGCCACACCTGAAACCGTTTCATGTGCTGTCCCGGCCCTCTCGTTGCGCTTCCCGGATGACCTTCCCGAGCGAATCGGCAACGTTGATCCCGATTGCCTTGGCCTGCTGCGCGTCACGCTGCACAGCCACCATATCGGTTACCCGTTCTTTCTCCCGCTCGAACGCGCCCCGCCAGGTGTCGACCTCAGATCTCAGTTGGACGGTGCGGACCAGGCTCCGGATACTGTACGTGCCCAGCGACACCACGCCCGTCCCCAAAACCCCGATCACCCACAGGTAGAAATCAGTCATCTGCTGTGCCCCTCACCGCGCGTCAAAACGATTCAATTGGCACTGTACGTCACGATGATGTGCACACAGTCACTGATCAGGTTCCGACGTCTTCGACATACAGGTTGGTGGGCTGCACCGCGCCGTTGCTGCGCGACGTGGTCCCACCGGAACCGGCCGCCACCTGGACCGCGAACACCCCGACCGCGACCGTGCCCGCCGGGAGGGTGCCCGCCGGGAGCTCGATGAACCCGGACACGTACTGCGTGAACTGGATGGCCGAGTTCTGCACTTCCAGGATCTCGTTGCTGGACGTGGTGACCGTCGCCCCGGTAGCCCACCGGACGCGGAGCTGACTCGCATACCCGTTGGTGGAGTTCGTCAACGGGCCGCAGACGCTGACTTTGTACCGGCGCGAGGCGCTGGCGGTGAACGTGGTTTGCGCGATCTTGACTTCGCCCGTCATGGTCGTGGCCGTCGAGGTGTCCGACAGGCTGGCCATGCGGCCTAGGCCAGACCCGTTCACGGTGGCGGTCAGGGTGGCCAGCCCGGACGCGTTGGTGGAGTCTGCTGCCGCGCGCGTGCCCGCTTCTGTGTTCAGTGCCGAATCGACGGCGACGGCGAGCGCTTGCAGATCGGCCGGAACGTTGGGCGCGTTGGTACCCGGCGGGTACGGAAACGCGTAGTTCGCGGTGGTGCCCATGGGTTAACCTCTCACGCCTTGCTGAATATGCACGTGCCACTGACTTGCGAGCCGGTAATCGTCCCACTCGTGGTGCAACTGAACGATGTGGACGCGACGATGGTGGTATTCGGTGTCACCGATTCCACACCAGATTGAAATTTCTGGAACACCTGATTGTGGGCACCAGTCGACGCCCATTGCAGCGGGCCGCCAGACCCATTCCCATTCATGGTGTGAGCAACCGAACAGTCCGAATCGGATCCCGCATTCTTGAAATACACCTCAGCCATGCCGAAAAAGGTCATGAGGTTGGCCCACACCGGGATCACGATGTTCGCCACCGCTAGCGTGACCCCGTTCGGGGCGGTGTACGCCTGGTTTGCCGTCGACGCGAAATACCCAGTCGTGGCCTGCGCGGCACTCGCGTAGTTGGCGCCACCGGCCGGAGTCACCTTGCACAAGATCGTGTAGGTGTTGCCGATGACCAGCATCATCACCGGGTCGCCGGGCACATACCCGATGTCGGCCCCGTTGACCGCGATTTGCGCGTCGGTGATCACACCGCCCATGACGTTGACCGTGTTGTGGCCGGTCGCCTTGTCGAAGGTGACGATCTGTCCCTGGATTACCCGGGCCGAACCGAATGCGTCCGGTGGTGGACCTTTGAACAGGTTCGCGAATTCATCCTGTAATGACAACGTAGTTACCCCCGATCAACTGTCGTGTTTGGACAGACATGGCATCCTTGGCGCCTAGGCCGATCGTCATGGACTTGATCACGTGCACATCAGCGCTGTCCGTGTAGCTGATCGTCACCGGGTCCCAGCACTCCAGCGCCGGGTTCGGCACCTGGCTGAAGTCCACTTCGAACGGGACACCGGACTGCTTTTGCATGATCGAGATGGCCGCGCCCCGGCATTGGTTGACATCATTGAGGAAGCTCGACACGAAGAATTGCGGGATCTTCCCGAATGGCCCATACCAATAGGTGGGCGACGACGGGTTGTTGTCGATCACCAGCGCGGTCGGTGGCGCGTTGTCCGTCGCTTGTTGTCCACTTGCGACACACCCCGAGTAGACGCCGTCACGGGCGAGACTGCGCGACACCGATACCAGCACCCCGCCGTCACCGCTCTTGACGGTGGCCACCGGTACATTGGGGTTGGGCGGAACCTTGATCACCAGGACGCCCCGGTAGTCCCAATACCAGATCATGCCGTAGCTGGTGATGAGATCGTTGAGGAATCCGTACCGGTCGTTGGTGGTGGTTTGTCCCGCGTTCAGGGTGGCTGTGTCCAGGCTGGCGTCGTAGGCGAAAGTGGCCCAGGGGTAGCAGTCCAGCACGAGGTCTTTGATCACGGCAGATACGACGCTGCCCGCCGGGTAGCTGCGGACGATCGCGATACGGGCGTCGATGATCCCCTGCATCCGGTCGGACAGGTCCAGGACGATCGCGCCCGCCGGAACGGTGTCCTGCTGCGGCTTGTTGATCCGGTAGTACCCAAGCCCCACCCACTCGGTGGTGCCCCCGCCGTAGACGACACCACGCTCTAGGTACACCTCGTTGCCGAACGGCGCCAGCAGGTCCGTCAATGCGGCAGGCCACGCGGTGCTGGTGGTCAAGGACGCATGCGCGAGCACGTTCTGTGTCGAATCGAACGTGACCGAGCACGCCTCAATTCCGACCCGCGAACCGATCGGGGCGACACCGTTCTGCCCCGGCGCTACCACGGTGGCACGTGATGCCATCGCGTGGCTGCTGCCGACGGCTTTCAGGAACGCGGCGCTGACTGGTCGCATCGCTTACCCCGTAATGATTTCGCCGGGAGTGCCCACAATGGACAGAAGATCGTTGTAGGTTGCTTTGGCTGCGAGCAATGCGTTGTAGGTGGCGTACTGCGCGATGACCGAGTTGTAGGTGCCGGTGACGGCGGCGAGCGATGCCGACGGCGCGGCAACCTCGGTGAGCGGCAGCACCAGTTGCCGGTGTCGGCTCGTCGCCGCAATGTACTGCTTGTCAAGATCCCCGAACACGTAGTAGCCGGTGAGGTCGGCCGCGCGGGACCCCTTAGGGGCGTGGATGAACTTGACCGCCCCGTTCATCTGGCAGTCGTGTAGGTCACTCATGCTGTCCGGGTCGGCCGTCCACACGGTGAGGGTGGACTTGCGCCCGCCGTAGAGGTCGGTAACCGCGATCGGCAAGGTTCGGGCTATCACGTCGAACGTACCGGACCTGGACGCGTTGGTGATGTCGGCGACGCCCGTGGTAATCACCGGCCGATTGAGGTACGGCGCGGTCGGGTCTTTGATCCAGCAGCCGGTCAGTGCCGGGGTGACGGTGCCGGTCTCCTGCGAGACGAGCGCCCGGATGCCTAGGTTGACCTGGAGGACGGCGCTGGTGGCCGACGTAGCGCCGGTGAGGGTGAACGCGCCGCTCCCGTAGGACGCTGCCACCAGCACCCAGTTGATCAGCGTGTAGCCGGTGGCCGTGTCGTTGCTGTTGACCGCCGGGGACACGCCGGTGTTGATGGTGCGCGAGAAGCCCATGATGAACCCGGCCTGCGCGCTGCCCGCGATCGCGGAAAACGCGGGCCATGCGATGACCGTGGCTGCAGTGTTGGCTTGCGCCTGCGCGTTGCCCAGCACGCTGGCGACGTTGCGCATCGCGATCACCTTGCCGATCACCTTGTCCCCGGACGCCAGCCCAGTCACGGTGAATGCGGGGATGGTGAGGCTCGCCGACCAGTCGGCGCCGTAGACCGCCATGGCGTTCGCGCTGGCGAGCAGGATCCACCCGGTGGGCGCGGCCGGTGGCGACGCGGTGGACTTGGTGTTGGCGATCTGGACGAACACCGCATCGCCGACAGCCAGCCCGGTCGGCATGGCCGGGGTGACGCTGGCACTGGCACCGGCCGACGTGGTCACGGTGGCGGCCTGCCACGGGCCGATCGCGTTCGGCGAACTGGTGTCCAGGTAGGTGGCCCGGTAGGTGTTGACGACCCCGTCGGCGAACTCATAGTCATCGACGCTGGCCGCCCCGCTGGCCAGAGTCAGCGCGGTGGCGCCCCGGACGGTGGTGTACCGGATGCCGTCGGTGGAGCGCTCCAGCAGCACGGCAGTGGCGCGCGTCGGCGCGCTGGACACGGCCACGGTGACATGCGGGCCCGGCGAGGTGCTCGGGTTGGTGTACGTCGCGGTAAGGGTCATCGCACTCCTGCCTTGACCTTCTGGCTGATAACCCGGAAATTGGCGTCAAGCTGGGCCTGGACCACAATCCGAATCTGGTCCGACAGGTCGATGGGGATTTCGACCATCGGGCCTGCCGCGCTGTCACCGGAACCGCCGACGATGTTCGCCGTGTCGTTGGCCGACCGGATCGTGCCGCTCTGGTTGGGGACGAACAGTTCCGGGCCCAGTCCGTCCCCGACGATGTAGGCGCGCCCGGCCGTGACCGGGCCACCGGTGGCGCGCAGGTTCAGGTTGGTGTTGCTGGCGCCCGCGATGCCCTTGACGCCGGTGTTGATCAGGATCGTGCGGCCGGTGTTGGCGGCGATGAACTGGTTCAGGTCGGCCTGCGCGGGCTGCACGTTCGCCGTCACGGTGGTGTTGATGTTCGGCGGGACCTGGTAGTACTCGGCAATCAGGTCCTTGACCTTCTGCACGTTGATGCCCAGCGCGGACGCGAGCGGCCCGGCGAGCTGGTCGGCGAGCTGACCGGTCGCCGCGTTCGCCTGGTCCTGGGTGTCGCCCTGGTCAACCAGCGCCTGGTTGTAGGTGGCCAGCTTGCCCGCCATGTCCTCGAACGTGGACCGGGCTTGTTCGCCGCGCGTGGTCGTCAGGCTCAGGTTGCCGCTCGCGTCCAGCAGGGCGCCGCTCGTCCCGGACAGGGAATCCTTGAACCCATTGACACTCTGGTACAGCGCGGAAATCGCGTCGTTGGCTTTCTCCGCGCCACCCTCACCGAGCAGTTGCAGGTCCGTCGTGAACGCGTTGAGCCGGGCATCGGCCGACTGGGTGTTGTCCGCGAAGATCTTCGCGTTTGCCGCGAGGGTCTGAAAGTTCAGATAGGCGGCTGGTGCCGATTGTGCCGCTGCGGCGTTCGCGTTCGCTGCGGCGTTGGCGGCGTCAGCTGCGGCGTTGTAGGTGTCGTGCAGCTGGCTCAGACCCTGGCTCAGGCCCTGCGACGCCTCCGCCTGGTCCGACGTGGTGGTGGTGGCGACCCGGCCGTTGTAGTTGTACTGGACCCCGGCGTCGGTGACCCCCTGAAGTTTGGACTGGAGATCGGAGTACGCACTGCCACCTTGGGTGATGGCCTGAATCAGTTGTGTTTGCGAGACGCCTGCTTGCTGCGCCAACGGGATCAGTGTCTTGTATGCGTCCGATTGGATCAGCGCACCGGTGCTCGCCGCGGTGATCTGGCCGTTGCTGGACACCATGGCCGCGGTGAGGTTCTCTTGCGCCTGCGTCAGGTCCTGGCTGCTGATCGTGGTCTTGCCCATGATCGCAGCGAGACCGAGCAGCGCGAGGCCACCACCGACGACCGCAACACCAAACGGGCCGGACAGGTTCTCCGCTCCCGTTGCCAAACTGGTGAACAGTTTCGACGTGTTGGGCGCGCTGGACTCCGCGTTCGCCGCGACGTTGAGCAGACCTCTCGAGACGTTGGTCAAGCCCGTGTTGATGCCGTCCACGGCAGTTTTGGCCAGCGAGAAACCCTTGAACCCGACCGTGGCCAGCGGCACGTACCCGGCGATGTCACCCAGTTCCGGGCTGATGGTGGCCAGGCCCTGGGTGAGGAAGTTGACGACGCTCAGGGTGGCGCCGATACCGCTGGACATGGCGGGCAGAACCCGGCCGACGATCGAACCGACGTTCTCCACGATCGAGCCGGTTTGCCCGAACAGGCCAGCGAACTGGCTGGCCCCCGACGACAGGCCCGTCAGCGCGATGTCCCCGGCGGTGCCGATGTCACCGAGCAGCACCGACACGCCACCGAGCACCGTGTTGCTGGCCTGCGCGCTGCGCACGAGCCCTGGCATGATGTTGGTGATCAGATTGTCGACGCCGTCGGTCAGGGTCGTGATACCGGGGTTGGCGGCCTGGAACACCTCGGAGAGCTGCGGTTGGACCTTGGTCAGCTCGTCTTGGAGACTGCCAATCGACTCCGTGATGTAGGGGACGGCGTCGGCGGTGAGTCCCTTGATCTCGTTGGTGGCCTGGGTGCGCAGGTCGGCGAACGAGGCGACCACCAGGTCGTTGTTCGACTGCGCCAGGACGGCGATACCGGCGAACCCGGCGCCCACCCCGGCGATGAGCGCACCACCGGCCAGCGGGGCCGCGGTGGCGATGAGAGCGGGCAGCAGCGATATCTTGCTGTTGACGTCGTCGATTGTCTTGGTGAACTTGTCATACCCGCTGGTGTCACCGGCAGTCTTATTGACCGCTTTCAGGGCGACATCGGCGCCACCGGCCGCGGCCACCAGGTCGGCGATATCGCCGGTGAACTTGAGGCTGATTGTCCTACTAGAACCGGCACCCATCAGACATCGTCACCACCCTCGGAGAACTTCGCGATGACGTCTTCGGCCGCGGCCATCCACCGATCCGCGATGAGACCGGACGCGTCCTGGACGGTCGGGAAGAACCACCGGCCCAACGGCTGACGGGGCGGGAACTGCTTGAGGTACGAGGCCCCGAACTCGGACCCGAACAAGAGCTTGAACGCAGGCTTGCGCCGGGTGCCCACACGCGCCTCACCACCGGCCCACACCACCGGCAGGTCAGAATCCGCCGACGTGGAATTGTCTTCCACGTCGGCGCCCCACCCAATCGGGATCAACCCCGCCTGGCTACCACGACTGGCCGCGGCGACCCGGATCCGTTTGCCGATGTCCACCGACAGGTCATACGCGGCGTCCTTCAGCGCGCCCTTGGCGTCATCGGGGAGTTTCGCCAGGGCGGCCAAGGTCGGGTAGAGGCCCCGTACCGAGATCGAGACGGACAGTCCTTGTTTCGCCACTGGTCCGCCTCCCACTCATCTGCGTTTTTGGTTGTCGGCAACGATTTTGTTGATGATGTCCGTCACCGTGGAGATCGTCCGTGTGCCGGTATTCTGGTCCCGTTCGAACTCCTCGCGCCATTCCCGCACGGGGATGTGTGAGAACAACGCGATATCGATCAGGCTCCGGTTGAGGGAACCTGCTGGGTAGGGTCCGGCGTCGCAACGTCCTCCGGTGTCAGTTCGGTGCCGGTCGCCTGCGCGTCGCGCGCTTCCTGGTACGCGGCCGACATGACTTCGTTCTGCTTGACGAAGTCCATCATCTTGTCCGGAATAGACTTCCCGTTGAGCTTGGACCACACGTAGGCGATCTCATACATGTCGTGCGCTGACCAGCCACCGTTGGTGGTGAGCTTGGTCAGCGACCGGCCCGGGTAGTTGGTCTCCCACTGGAAGATCGTGCCCATGTCGGCCTCCACCAGATACCCGGGGTCGCCGTTCTTGGGCTCGACATACACCTTGCCGACGATCATGAGTAGGCCACCACCGCTCGGGTCACCGTGGTGATTGCCGAGTAGTCGACGTACACCCGGCCCTGGTCGTCGCCGCCGGACGCGTTGGCGCCGGAGGGCTGACCGAAAATGTCCTTGTCGAACGGGCCGATCAGTTCGGTTTTCCCGGCCGCCACCGCCACCACGAGGTTGGTGACCGCCAGGCCCTTGACCGTTCGGGTGGCGTGCGCCGTGACGTTGATGGACGACCCGGACCCATTGGTCACGATGAGCTGTGTCTTGCCCGCATCGACCACGTCACCGTCGGCGGTGACCGCCACGGAGTAGTCGAGCGCGACGCCGCCGACGAGGCCGTTGGGCGGCCACACCTGGCTGACAGTCGAAATCCTGTTCGCCATGTCAGATCACACCCTGTCGTATGCCGGGATGCCGATGACCGGCAACGTGATGTCCTGGGTTTCCGTGGTGCGCGTGTCGCCACCGACCGACGGGGCGAGCACGATCAGGTTCCCGGACCACCGGACATGCTGGTCGCTCAGGTCCTCGTGGTGGTCCAGGACGAACGCCGCCGTGTCCTTGTTGTGGGACATCAGGTAGTCGCTGATCCCGTTGACGCGCCAGTCGCTGAAGAGCTTCAGCTCCAGGCCGTACTGATCGTCGGTTTCCTCGTAGAACGAGTTGTTGCCCTCACCGGCAGAGCAATACGTGTACTGCTGGTTGCCGACCTTGGCGTTGGGGTTCATGTTGAACGTGGAAACCTGGCAGTCGAAGGCGATCCCGTCGATTGTCAGGGTCAAGATTTTGAGCCGCTCAGCGTGGATGGTCACAATGTCACCTCGCATGTTACGTAGTAGCAGGGGAGTTGGGTGGCCCCCTGCGGGAATGTGCCAGTCACAGCTTGGGTCAGGTCAAGGTTGTGAACCTTGTCCAGCGCCCGGGTAACCTCGAATAGGGCGGCCTGGGCCAGTTGGGCGACGTACGCGTTTGCCTTGAACACCACGGCAACCACGAATGTGGCTTGATCAGGATCCGGGTTGTTGAACGCGTTGGCGGTCCAGTCGTAGAGTGGTACTGAGATCACGGCGGCCGGGAACGAGGCGAGGCTCTTGCCGGGGTCGTCGGTGACGAGGATATTGGCCCCGTTCACCTGAACCCCGGTCAGGGCGTCCACAATGGACTGTTTCGCCTCGTCACCCGGGTACACCGTGGTCATCAGTAGAACGCCCCCTCGACGAACGGGCCGATGGACAACAGCCGAGAGATGTCTGGGTCCGACCAGGCCACCTTGCTGACCCCGAGGTCTCCCGCCGCGATCATGCCGTCTGGCGAACGCTGCCGGTCCAGCAGGCGAACAGTCAGCATGACCGTCCCCTGCCACACATCGGCGTCGGGTTCGTCCAAACAGGACAGCGGGTCAGAGTCATAGTTCAGGTCAGGGCGGACCTTGCGCACGTGCACAACCGCCGACGCCAGGCGATTCGCGATCGTCGCGTCGTCGGTGTCGTTGGGGACATCGGCATCCGCTTTGATGTCGTCCAGCGTCGGCGGCCACACACCAAGAGGCATGATCAGTAGTCCTCTGCTCGGACCGCGTGGAGCACTCGCGTCATTGCCGCAATCGCGTCCGCCTCTGCGGCGTAGTCGGCGGTGATACGGATACTCTGGACCGCTCCGTACCACTGTCCGCCAGCTTCGGCTACGGACCCTGTCACGCCGGTGTCCGTGTCCACTGCGGACCCGTCGGCCGTGACAACCCAGGCACTCATCAGGTTGCCGCCGTCACCGTCATGAACTGGACTTCCGCGGCGAACCGCACCATCGCACCGACGTATCCGAAGGTACCCATGCGAACGGCGGCCGGACCCACGATCTGGTCGTACTGGAAGTCGTACTTGTTGGATTCCGCCAGGTAGATTGCCTGGCCGCGCGCGGTGTAGTACTTCTCGGGGTACGTGGTGTTGTCGAACCCGAACGAGAGGTAGGCAGAGGTACCTTCCGCATCGCCGACGAGGCTGTTGCCCATGGCGCCGCTGGCGTTCTGCGGGGCATAGCGCTCCACCGGCATCAACGCGCGGCCGGTGGTGTCGCGCAGCTTGCGGAAGTCCGTGAACCGCCGGGCGTTCATCACGGTGATGTCCGCCTGGCCGCGCTTGTCAGCGGCAACCGCACCCTGCGCGGTGATCACACCGTTGAGCGCGGCCGACACACCGGACGCGATGGACGAGAACGCGGCTTCGTTCGCAAAGATGACACCGCTGTCGGTGGCACCCGCCGCGATCGTCGCGCACACGTAGGACTCCACGGCGGCGTTCCACGCCGCGGCGATGTCCTCGGTCACCAGCGTGTCGGTGGCCGGGTTGCCCGCCACGAGAAACTGGCGCGAGATGTCCTGCCAGACCGCACGCGCAACCGGGGTCAGCGTGTCGTCGGCGGTGGTGAACCGGTCCGCACCCCACCCGCCGTTGTTCACGCCTTCCGTGGTCTGGTTAGTGATGTTGGCGTCCACACCAACGGTCTGCCGACCCATGTTCAGGGCCCGCGGGTCATCGCCCAACGGGACCTGGCGGACCAGGTTGGCCACCACCCGCTGCGCGCGCGCCAGAGCGGCGAACTCCTCGATCAGCCACTTGGGCTGCACGGTACCAACACCGCCGGATGCCTGGGTGACGGCGCGGACACCCGAGAAGGTGTCGTACTCCGTCAAGCGCTTGATCGCGTTGGTGTCACCCATGTGGTGGGCGCGGAAATGGTCGGTGTACCACGAGTGGCCCGGGCCGCGTTCCTTGGCCGCACGGTAGTGACCGGGGTCGCGCGGGCTGGTGCTCGATGCGCTGCGCACGGCTCCACCCTCGCCACCCTCACCGGCCGCGCTGCTGCCACCCTCGTCCAGCTCACCACCGTTGCTATCCGTGGTGGATACGGCGAGATCGGCGACGGCCTTCGCGCGGACCGCCTCGTCCACGTTGAACTTGATCGCGCGAAGTTCCCCGTCCAGCTTGACGCCGGTCTCCGTGACCGAAGTCAGCTCGTCGGCGGTCAAGCCACGGGACTCGTCCTCCGCCTTTTTGATCACAGCAGCATTGGCCGCGCGGTATTCCTCCGCGCGCTTCTGTGCCTGCTCCAGATACGTTGGCACAACACACCCCTTTCGGTGCGCAAATGGTCAGATGGTCACATTCGCGCCCGGGGTGTCCGGCGTGGCGCCGGGGGTGTCGGACGACTTTGCTCGTCGTCACCAGGAGGGTAACACGGTGTGATGGCTTATCGGGCGATCTCCATGCGCGCCACGATGAGCCGGGCCTGCGCCAGGCGCTCCAGCGCGATGGCGTCATTGCGGTGGCTGTGGTCGCCGTAGCCACACTCGGGACAGGCCGACGACCGGACGCCGGTCACCGACGCACCCGACCCGTACGCGCCCTCAGGGACGGCGGCCAGCTCGAACAGGTTGACCTTGGTCCGGTAGGTGACGCCGTCCGGCCGCACGACGGACCCGCCCGGGCCCTGATCGAACCCCACGGACTGCTCCGGCCGCGCACCCGAACGGATCTCGTCCAGGGTGCGGTCCCCGTCGGGATCGTCCGGCGCGATGAACGACTCCGTGTAGAGCCCGGCGGCTTCTGCCCGGGCGTATTTGATGTGGCCGACCTCAACCCCACCGTGGACAGAGTGGAGATTCCAGTACCCCACCCTATGGAGCGCGCGCACCTGATGGTCGATCGAGTGGGGCGCGAAGGCTTCCACCAGGTTGGCGTCGATGCGCTGCGGCTGGTCGAACGGCACCGCGTAGCCGACGATCGTCCGGCCGTCCCCGCCGGGCTTGAGCTCCAAGTCCGAGATCCCGGCCCGGTAGTGTCGGCGGCCGTCCTCCAGGGACCGGACGCCGGGGGTGCTGTCGGTGGTCCAGGTGTCCGGGATCCGCTGGGCCTGGCCGATGGCGTGCGCCCGGGCCGTCACGTGCTTACGGATGGCCGAACTCGACGCGTTGCCGCGACCGACGGCGTGCACGGCCTTGTCCAGGTCGGTCGCCCCGTGATTGTTCGCCGGGCGCACCGGGTACGACCCGTCCGGCATCGCCCAGCCCTGATCGGCGCAGTACTTGCGCGCGGCCGTGTTGAGGTCGGCGGCGTCTGGCGCGGTGATGTTGCCCTGGTCCATGGTGACCGTCGCCTCTCGAGGAAATACGGTGCCCGTGTTGTTCGCCATCGTCACTGCCCTATGTCCCTCGGTGGCGCCGTGGTGAGCCTCGAACAGCGCCTTGCCTGCCGGGGTAGCGAGCATGACGTTCGTCGTCTCGCCCGCTGCCTGCGGGCCAACGTACTTGAGCAACAAACCGTGCAGCGTGGTCCACGGGGTCGGACTGACAGACCACTGGGCGAACCCCTCACCGACCGTCCAGTACGTCCACAGTGGATGGCCCGGCCCGAACGGCAGCCTGGAGGCGCGCACCGTTTCCATGAACTCCTCGGACACCTGCTGCATCACTTGCCACCACCCTGGTTACCGGCGGGGAGTTGAGGCGGGGCCAGCCGCTGCGCCTGGGCCTGGACGGGAGTACCGGGGTCCTGGCCCAAGATCTGCTTGTAACCCTCGTCCGTGATCGGAAGTTCCGTGTTGAGTTTCTTCTGCACCAGCGCGGTCGGCGCGTCGTCGATGCCCTCGATCGGCGGCATGTGTTCCTCCACGCGGATCTCGCTGTTGAGTTTCCATCCGGTCTGCCGGGCAACGAGGTTGGCTTGGTAGCGCTGCAACTGGTCGGACTTCAGGAACTCGTCCAGGTTGGCCTTGACCTTGGTTCCCCGCGGGAACACGAGGGATAGGGTCTGTTCCCACTGGGTGAAATACCCACCCATGGTGTCTCGCAACAGTTCCTTGCCGCCGGTCTCGGAGGTGGCGTAGGTCAGACCGTCCGATGTGGACGCACCGACGAACTTCGGCGGGACGCGCATGATGTTCGCCAGTTGCAGCAAGGTGAACTGCCGGGCCTCGATCATTTGCATCTGATCCGGGTTCCAGGCCAGTGGTTTGAAGTCCACCGCGCTGTTCATGACGGCCACGCCGGAGTGGTCACGTGCGGCAAGCCACTGGTCGGCCGCGTTGCGCATCCGATCTTGCATGGTCATGGGCTTTTTGCCGTTACGATCGGGCTTGTCCGAGATATTGTCGTTGAGGAATCGCAGGATGCCAGCCGGGACGCCGTGGCGCGCCATCTTCTGTGCTTCGCGTTCCTGTTCGTGCGCGGTCTCAAAGGTGGTATCGAGGAACATTTCTAGGACCCCGGCACCGCGCAACGCCCCGGGTGCGCACGGACCCTTGATATGGATCACGTCGTCCGAGCCGAACGTGCGCGATCCCACCAGGTACTCGATGGATCCGATCGGGAGCATGGTGCTCAACGCGTTCGCCGGAACGATGCGCCGCACGCCCACCCAACTGGCAGGGACCGGCCACACGGCGGTCGGTGTGCCCTGCGGGTTGCGCGCCGCCTTGATCAGGATCGCGTTCCCGTCGTGAATGTAGTCCATCATTCCCGAGCGGAACGTGGTGAACTGGGTGTCCGGCGGGGCAGGCTGCTCCAACAGCATCGGGCGCGGCGAAATCAACTCGGGGTCGTCTCGCCCGTGTTCGGTATAGGTGTCCCATTGGACCTGGGCGAGCAGTTCGGCAACCAGCAGAGTCGCTTTCCACACGGCCGGGATGCGCATCGCACCGCGGTAGGTCCACATGTTGGCCTGGGAACCGCCATATTGGCCACCGAAACCGCCGTTGAATCGGCCCTCAAGCTGGCCACCAATCGTGAGGGGCCCGACGTTGCCTCCGCCAATCGGCCCAATCGCGCGATATTGGCGCCTGCCCAGCCCCATCAGGCACGCGTCCGGCGGTCGATGACGGCCTGCCGGACCGCACAGTCCTTGGCTTCAACGAGCTTGCGCAGCCCGGCACTCAACTCCGGCCCGTCGGCGAGCAGGTAAAGCAGATTCGTGGCGAGGTTGTGGAACGGCTCGCTGATCTGCTGAAGATGCTCCGGTAGGTGCGCGTACTCGAACAGGGGCGCGAAGTGCGCGACGCTCGGATGACGTCCTGCCCACTTGTCGGCCATCACGCCTGCCTTTCCAGGACTGTGGACGCGGTGAGAACGGCGATGCCGGTCACCATGAGGCCGATCGCAGCACCCCATTCGAGGAACACGCCGGTGCTCGCCGCGGCACCACCCACGAACTGGGCGAGGGTGAATCGGCCCTGAATCGCCACGACGAGCGCCTTGGCGCCGGTGACGAGGGTCTTGCGCCGGGACCGGCTCGCCAGGCCGCGCAGCGCCCCTACGGCCCCCCGCAACCAGCCGGGCGCGCGGTGCCGGGGCCCGTCGCCGGTAATTTCCGGCCAGCCCACCAGTTCGGTCATGTCTGCTCCCTCACCACGCCGCGATGAGCAGCGGTTCTACGTCGTCTATCTCGGCTGGCAGGTTGCGTGCGCCGTGCACGGCAGCTGCCATACTGTATACCGCGTCCACATGGGACTTGCCGTTGCGGACGATCACGAACCCGTCACCGACGACTTTCTTCCCGGCATTCTCAACCTGCGCGTTGAACAGCCGATCGTTCGGGTGCAGCACGCTGCGGTAGCGGACCAGGTCCACGAACTCCATGCACGTCTCGGTGACCTCACTCCCGGTGATCTCGTCGACGTCCACGTCCTCGTCGGCGAGCGCGCGCAGCTCCGCGCCGATCGCGGCGGCCGGGCCATTCTTGAACCACCGGATCACCCGCGGTTGTAGACGGGCGACGATGTCCGGCAGGGCCTTGCGCACGGCGTGCGTCGACTCCCACGCGCCCACCGGCTCTACCCGGTACCGGCCATCCGGCAGGCCCGTCGCAATCGAGGCGGTCACATGTAGGCCGTCCAGCGACACGTCAATCCCGAACGCGATGCGGTCGCGCGAGCTGGCCAGGGACCCGCCGGGGTCGATACCGCCTTCCCAGCCGCTCATGTCGAACGCCCCCGTCAGGGAGGCGACGCGCTGGCACAGAACCTCCGTACGGAATCCCTCGGGAGTGTCATTTTCCAGCGACGACCAGATCTCGTTGATATCGAACAGGTACCCCAACGCCGGGTTGGACTGCCGGATGGCGTCGACATCGCGCAATTCGCAACCCTCCGGAGCGGAGTATTCCGCCATGAATGTCTGCAACGAGTCCTCGTCACCAGTGCCCTGCTCGATGACGAGGGTTGCCTTCTCTTGTAGGTCATTGAGTAGGACGCTGTTGTCATCACCGGCGTTCGAGAAGCCCCACAACTGTCCCTTGGGGACGGCGCGGATGGTGGGCCGCAATGCGTTCCAGGCGGCCCGGTCCCGGTGCTCACGCAATTCGTCCATGTCCACATGATCGGCCGACGGGCCACGACCAGCCTTGCCGTTCGGCGCCTTGATCACGTATTCGCGATTATGGGTGAGGGTCAGTTTTTCTTTGCCATTGGCCACCGTGTGACTGATTTTGTCACCGGCCAGTGCCGGGCATTTGTCAATCATCTCATTGGTTTTGGCCAGCATCATCCGCGCAATATCGAGATCCTGCGCGGTGCCAATGATGAGTTTCATGCCCAGCACATACATCTTGAACAGCTTGACCTTACGGGAGATATCCGATTTCCCGTTCTGGCGGGCCACGATGACCAGGATGACCTTGAATCGGTAGCGCCACACCGCGTCCTCGGTGGTGCACCCCGGCGCCAGCTCGAACGCATGCACCGCGAGCCACGCCTGCCAGGGCAGCAGGGGCTCGCACAGCACCTCGTGACAGAACTCGATGAACGCGAACCCGAGCGTCGTGCTCGGGGTCAGCTCGCGCAACGGTGGCGTGAACAGCCGGGGCGTGGTGCAGCCCAGCGGGCCCGGGTACTGCGGCGTCATCTCGGTGACCATGACGCCGGGGCCCAGCGAATCCGCCGGCTCTTCCCTCTGTGGGTAAGAGGTTGCAGGTTCATCTACTTGCCGGAGGTCTAGGGCCATCACCGCCGGACGCTGGACAGTGGCAACGTCCGGCGGCGTGACGGCCCCGGTGGGCGCCTTCCCCACACCGCGCCGATCCCGTGGCTTGCAGGTGTAGCAGAGCACGCGCGGCCGACCCCGGACCGGGCGCTGGAACGCCGCCCCGCAGTCCCGGCACTTCGCGCCGACGGTGGCCGCCGTCTCGGCGACGTCAGGCACCGACGCGCCCTTGCAGGTTGTGCAACTTGACTTGGCCAGGGACCGGGCCGGTGGCACCGGTGGGCACCAGCTTGGCAATCTTGGCTCGGGCCATCGGCGTTGCCCCGAGGGCTTCCAGCACGGCGAGCAGTTTGGGCCCAAGGTCGGCGACCGCCATCCGCGCGGAGAGCTTCCGGCGCAGCGCGTCCAGGGCTTCCTGTTCCTCGCCGGAGCACAGGCCCTCCGCGATCACGGCTTTGATGATCTTGTCAGCACCCCGCTCCGACCACACCGCGTCATCGAGCTGCTGGCCGAGACGGACGGCCAGTTGCTCTACCGCGGCGTCGGCGGGCCCCAAGGCGAGCTGGCCCAGCGTGTCCAATATGGCAGGTGTCAAAAGGCGCTCGGTGCTGGTCAGGGCCATATCACGTACCTCCGCTACACCGGGCGCTACCCGACTGCCGTCATTATGCCTGACCGGCGGCCAAAAGAGCCAACAACGCGACCACGCCACGTGACCGATCACCGTCCGTGGCTTGACACCCGCTACACAAGTTGATCATCACAGCCGCTACACAAGATCAAAAAGCGGGATGATTTCATGATCCACTTTCGACCCGATCACGACGGACCAATCGAAACACGAAAAAGATCATGAAAATGACCCTGTTTTTGAACGTTCAAGTCGATCATTTTAGGGCTCTGACCTGCGCAAACGCGGGGAGAGGGAATCATAGGAACGGGGATCTTGTAGATCATGCCCGATCGGAAAAACCGCAGGTCAGAGGCTTGTGATGTTGATCTACATAACCGCAGGTCAGAGGCTTATTGATCATCCACTGTAGACTCATGATCATCTGACGATGGATGGTGACATGTTGACCTTCTATAGCACCGCTACACAGGACGATCTTGTATAGCGGTGCTATAGGGGTGGTGATCAGCGGATTCACCACCAACCACCGGGCGATGGTGACGGATCGTACTGGGTTGGGTCGCCGATCTCCAGGTTGCAGTGCCGGTGCACGGCCACCAGGTGGGCCGGATCGTCGCCGGTCAGTCGGCGGGATCCCGTGTGGTGAACCTGCGGCGCCATCGGGTCGTCGCGCGGCGCGCTGCGCGGGATCGGCTGGTGGCACTCCTGGCAGACCCACTTGTCCCGTTCGAGGACGAACTTGCGCACCTTGGCCCAGGCCGACCCGTGTCCAGTCTTCCACGAGTTACTCACGCGTAGCAGTCCATCCAGTTGTCGCCGGGTGCGCCGACTTCCACGGTGATGCTGATCGACCGCATGGTGGGCAACGGTGCCCACTCGAACGTGCCGCAGGCGGCGATGGTGGCGCTGACCTCGTCCACCTGGTCGGCCGGGACTTCCCAGCCTGCCTCGTCGTGGACCTGGACCCACATCATGCGGGTGATGTCCGGATCGGTGTCGTCGATGTTGAGCAGCCATTGCATCATCAGGTCCCGCGCGGTGCCCTGACCCATCAACGCCGGGCCCTGCGTCCAGGCCCGGTCCGGGTTGACGAACAGCGGACGGCCGAACCCGTTGTCCAGCACCTCGCCGTTGCGGGCCCGCTCACGGATCCAATCGCGCCACGAGACGAGCTGGCCGAACTGGTGGACCATCGTGGCGTCGAACTGTTCCGCGGTCTCCAGCGACACGCCTGCGGTGCGGGACAGCTTGTCCAGGCCCATGCCGTAGTTCCACCCGTGGCCGATGGCCTTCGCGTCGAACCGGCGGGGATGGTGGCCACTGGCGCGGTCCCACTCGCCCCAGACCAGCGCGGCCACCTCGTCGTGTGAGTCCACACCAGGCTCGAACAGGGCCATGTACGCCGGGTCCTGGCTGTGCACGGCGATGGCCCGGGCGTCGATCTGGCTCATGTCGGCCGTGATCAGCTTGTGTCCCGGTGCGGCGCGGAAGATCTGCCGCTCGGTGACGCGCCCGTTGCGCTTGCCGTAGACGGTCATCCCGGGGTCGGTGAGGCTCCAGCGCCCGGACGCCTGGAACATCGCCACACCGGGGTGAACGCGGCCGTCCTCGCGCAGGTTGGCCAGCGCGGTGCCGTAGACGGTGCGCAGGCCGGACATGTCCTTGACGACGGTGGCCAGGTCGGCGATTTCCTGCCAGCGCGGCCCCTGAGCGCTCCGCTGGGCGTCGATCAGCTCGTCCATGGGTTCGCGGCCGGTGGCAAGCTCGCCGGTCGCCGTACGGGGCAGCTGGCGGACACCCAGGGCGGTGAACGCGTCGGCGATGGCAGCCTTGCCGCCCTTGGTAGCCGCCGGGTTGTCCGATTCGGTCTTGCCGTCGGCCTTGAGGGTCGGAATGCCGTAGCGGCCGACCAGTTCGGCCTTGAGGGCCAGTCGGCGCACGGCGATCGCACCGTGGCGCTCCCGGCCCAACGGCTCATCGACGAGCACGCCGTGCGCCGTCATGGTGGCGGCGATGGCAGCCACCCGCTGCTCCCGCCAGGCGTACTCGGTCATCTGCGGGAGCAGCACCGCGGCGAGCCGGGCATGCGCGTCCACGTCCCCGGCGAGGTAGTCCCGGTAGGCCGCGTCACGGAGCGGGATGCGGTCCCAACCGCCGTGATACTCGGCGAGCTCCACGGCGTGGTCGGTCTTGCCCGGGATGCCATGGCGGGCACACGACGCATCGAGGGAGTACATCGCCATCGCCCGGCGGACGAACCCGGGCCGGTCATCGTGCGGGGGCGGGTTCAGGGTGGCGTCGATGACCATGGTGTCCACCGCGCGGCGTTCGCGGGTCATCCGCAAGATGTCGATCCCGGCGTCGGGGAACTGGCGCGCCAGCGCGGAGGCATCGAACCCGAGCAGGTTGTGCGCGATGGCCAGCGGTGCCCGGGCGAGAAGGTGCGCTACTCCGTGTAGTGCCACCTGCGGTCCAGCGGGATGATCAACGGTGTCGGTGTAGCCGCCCGGCCCCGAGACCCCGGCGATGTGCACGTAGCCCTCGGGGTGGTGGCCGTACCGGGTCTCGATCGGGCCGCCCTCGGTGTCCAGGACGAGTGGACCGATCGACGGGTCGGCAGGAGGCGCCTCGATAGTGGCAGTGACTGCCGCGTGCCCTGGTTGACCTGCGGAAACGTCAGGCATGGGGCAAACCCCACTTGCTACATAGGGGGTCTGACCTGCGGAAACCCCATGATCACCAGGTGCCAATGAGGGAAATGAGGCAAGCGCCCTGTTGTGCTCGTCCGGTGGAGTAGGGGGTCGTGTTTGATCTTGTATGGGTACCCCCTCTCTGACTACTGACTTACTCTCAATATTTGAAACATTAGGAACATTAGGAACATAGGTAGGGGGGTTACCAGGGGAAACTCTCGAATCAAGATCAACTCTTTGCGCCATGTTTGCGCCATCCGACCCCCGATTTGCGTCATGGCCACCCGTTGGCAATCGCAAACCAGTCACCATCTGACCCTGTGTGACTCGGCGACCACGTTGGATACGGGGGTCGTGTGCAGCAAGCGCCTTCGGGAGCTCGCGAGGTGCATTCGGTGGGCACGCCCGGGCCGCCGGGTTCATCCCTCGATGGTTTGTCCACATTGTCCAGATATCCTTGGACATCATCTCGTCGGCGGCCGACCCAGTTACCTCGAACGTCTCGGCAACGAACATGCCGAACTCGTTGGCCTCGATCCGGGCCACCGTGTCGGCGAGCTGGACGATCGCGGGCGCCACGAGACCCTCGCGTGTGTACGCTGCGTAACCATCGAGCAGCCACCGCAGCACGCCGGACAGCTCCGTGGCGACGATCCGGTCGGACAGCCCCGGGTCTTCGCGCCCCTCGAACGACACGGAGAACGGCACCTCCCGGTAGCGGGACCAGAACGCGGACTCGCCGGGCTGAACCTCGGGGCGGTGGTTGGTGGCCAAGATCAGCGTGTGTGAGGGGCTGAACGTCGACTCGTCCTGGTTCATCCCCCGGGCCACCAGCTGGTCGCCACCGGTCAGCATGTTGATCCGGGTGACGTCCCAGCGTGCCTCGCGCGAGGTCTCCTGAATGACGGCGAGGCGCTTCCCGCGCAGCGTTTCCACCTCCGTGAGGTGGCCCGGGTTGCGCGCCTCGACGACCAGGGACCGGTTCGCCGTGGTGCCGTAGGACCCGAACGCGGCTTGCACGATGCGCAGCAGGGTCCCCTTGCCGTTGCGCCCGTCGCCGACGAGCACCGGCAGGACGTGCTCGCGCACGGTACCGAGCATGGTCATCCCGAGCACCCGTTGCAGGTAGGCCCGTACCTCGGGATCGGGCAGCGCCTGCGCGAGGAACCGGTCAAACTCCGGTGCCGCGGCGATCGGGTCCCAGGCGCACCCGGCCATTTTGGTGATGTGGTCGGCCGGGTCGGCCGGGCGCGCACCGCCGGTGCGCAGGTCGATGGTGTCGGTGCGGGTGGCGAACAGGTGGGGATCGGGGTCCCACGCACCGAAGTGGGTGATGGGGTCTTCGGCCGCGGCCATCGAGAGTACCGCGTCCCGGACCGACCGCGATCGCGCCCACCGGCGCTCTACCCGTTTGACCGGCACCCCTTGCACCATGGCCTCACCCACCGGCCGCACGATCCCGTCGACCAGCTGGTGGTATGCCCGGCGCACGACTGCGGTAGCCCCGTCGGCCTGCCACGTCCCACCGTAGATCAGCCAGTGCTCGCCGACGGCGTCAAACCGTACGGTCGTACCGAAATGCTTGGCGAACGCTTGCGCCACCGAAAGCTCGTCCGCGTCGACGTCCTGGCTACTCGCCTCAACGGGCCGTTCCCGCCGGGCTGGTGCGGCCGGGAGCCGGGTCTTGGCGTTGGAGAGCAGCCCGGCCAGGCGCGCGGCCCGCTGCTCGGGGGGCATGACGGCCAGCACGTCGTCCATGCCGTTTTTGCCGCCGATCGAGCCGGACACCAGCCAGCGCACCCGGGTGGCGTCGGCGCCGAAGTCGATACACGCGTCGGCGAGGCGCCGGGCCGCGGCGTGCACGTCCGCGTTGGACGTGACGTCACCGTCCATACAGATGATGACGCCGCGCCCGGCGACCGCCGTCAGCTCTGGAAGCGCCAGCTGGTCGGCCTGCCAGTTCTGGCACCCGGCGATACCCCACACTTCGAACTGCTCAGGGGCGTAGGCCGCCGCGGCGAGGTGGCCCTTGGTGCCTTCCACGATGACCACGGTCTCGGCACTGGGCCGGGGCACCGGCCGCCAGATCGCGCCCCGGCCGGTCCGGCTCAGGTACTTCGGCCACTCGAACACGGACCCGTCGGCGCGCTGCACGACGGTGCCGCGCAGATCGTCCCGGATGACGCGCTGCTCGAACGCCACGCCCGGGCCGCCGTCGGGCCCCAAGGTCGGCAGGCGCAACACGATGCCCTCAGGGACGCACTCGGGGTCCAGCAGGGTGGCGATCTCCGGCGGGATGGCGTGTTCGGCGAGCCAGGCGATCGGGTCGTCCATCGCCGCCGTCATGCGCCGGTGCCCGGCTGGTTGGCTGCCCGCTGCGCGTCGGCGATCTGTTGTTCGACGGCGCCCAGTGGCCCCATCACCGCGGCGATGACGGTGCGCGTGGCATCCGGGTCGGGGCCTGCGAGCATGACGGCGGACGCACGCCGGATCTCATAGGCGACGGCGAGCAGGGCCACCGCTACCGGGTCGGCATGACCCATGCGCATCATGCCCATGAGGTCATCGGCGATCCCGTTGCCGGGCAATGGTGCCGGGTAGGGCGGCGTGGAAGTGGGGTCGTCGGAGTCAGGCATCCGTGGCCACCTTTCCGGGTAGGGGCCGATTGCGGGCCGGGGTTGCTACACTGTAACCGCCTTTCCGGGCGATGAGCACGAACCGTCACCGTTGACCCACCAGCCGGTGGCCAGGTCCCTGGCGGTTCGTGCTCGCCGGATCATCAGGCGGACACGTGGAACATCATGGCACACATTGACACAGGTTCGTGTTAGTGTGGCGGCCATGAATCCCCACCCGGAAAGTCAGCCCCCGCCTGGCGTGGACCCATTGTGGCCCTGCGCCACCACCACCCCGCATGAGACCCACCGGTGGTACGAGCCGGACCGAGACGCGTCCTGGGAGTGCCCCGGCGTGACCAAGCGTGAGCCCATGACGGCGCGCCTGGTCCCGTCCGCGGCGAGCCAGCTGGCGTCCGCCCTGGCCCTCTACGACGCGGTGGCGCAGCGCTACCACGCGGCTGATGAGCAGTTCGAGGCGGTCAAAACCGCCATCAAAGCCGCGGCCATCGAGCAGGCGTACACCGAGGGCCAGTTGCATGTCGACGCCAATGGCAACGCGCAGCACGGCGACCGCGTGATTGTGGACCTGCCGGGCGTGCTCGCCACGCCGCTGGTCGTCGGTCACGTGATCAGCCGCCGGATTGACACCAAGCGCCTACACCGTGAGCACCCGTCCATCGCGGAGGACTACTCCACGTCCTCCCCTAGCTGGTCCGTGAAAGGCTTGTCATGAACGATGACGGGGTGATCCACAGTGGACACTGGTACCGGGCGTTCCAGACGATCGGCGACAGTGTCCGCTTCGACGAGATCAATATCCGGCCCGGCACCTACGACATTGCGCCGTCGGCCGATGGCGGCGTGGTGCCCACTCGCGTGGTCAGCTCCGACCAGCTGGACGAACTGCGGAACACCGATGCGGCCCAGCCCACCGAGGGCGACGATTTCGAGGGGGATGACCCGCGATGACCGACCCGCGTCCGGTGACCGCCCGGCGTCCGATGCCGCTGCTGTGTGACCTGTTCATCGGGGACGGGGACGGGGAACGCTGCCGCAAGCCGCACGGGCACGCAGGCCGATGTGACATGCTGGGGGGCCTGTGAGGACCCGGGATGGCATGAGCGGCAAGGAATTCGCCGGGTGGGCCGTGGTGCTGCTCTGCGCGGCGCTCGTCACGTTCGCGATCGTGCTCGCCGCGGTGACGGCATGATCACCGGCGTGTGGGTCTCACCGGACGGCGAGGAAGCCGCGGTGCAACACGACGGGGACATCGTGGAACGGTCGGGGAGCCAGGAGACCGACACGTACTGGGCCGAAGTGGACGAGATCCCGGGCGACTGGACACGCGTCTTTCCCTTGGAGGACCGATGACGGCCGACTTGCTGGGCGAATTCCTCTCCAGTGGCCGCAACGCCACGCCGATGATGAACGGCAACACACCCTGGGCGCATGCCTACGCGCAGCACATCAAGGCCCTGGTGGCCCGGCAGGCTGCGCGGGCGCCGCGGAGTCAGCAGGTGCACATCGGCCCGTCGGAGTTGGGCGTGGCGTGCGACCGGCAGGTGGTGGGCAAGCTTGTCGGCGAGGCGCGCACCAACCACGTCATCGACCCGTGGCCCTCGGTGGTGGGCACCGCGGTGCACGCCTGGCTGGCCGACGCGTTCACCGCCGACGACCCGCAACGGTGGATGACCGAGCACCGGGTGACGCCGATGGACGGCCATGACGGGACCGCCGACCTCTACGACGTGCACGAGGCCGCGGTGGATGATCACAAGGTGTTGGGGCCCAGCTCGCTGGCCAAGGTGAAACGGCCGGAGGGCCCACCCCGGCACTACCAGCGCCAGCTCGCTCTCTACGGCCTGGGCTATCTGCGCCAGGGCTATCCCGTCCGGCGTATCGCGCTGCTCGCCTACCCGCGTACCGAGGGCAGCCTTGCCAACCTCTACGTGTGGGAACACGCCTTCGACGACGAGGTGGTGGGCTGGCTGTCCGACACCATGATCGAGACGCAGCGCCGCAAGGTGCTTGCCGGTCAGGTGGTCGCCGGGACGCTGGCACTCGCCGACGTGCCCCGCGAACCCAGCCACGACGAGTGTGCATTCTGCCCGTTCTACCGTCCGCAGGCTGGCCATGTGCCGGGCCTGCCGGGCTGCCCGGGGACGGTGGCGACATGAGCTTCTACCCCGGCCCCATCGTCGTCGGCGCGCAGTTCACCGACGGGCCGCACCGGTTCACCGTGGTGGCCAACGGGGACGCTGTCGAGGGCTACCAGGGCCAGAACGTGTGGTTCGTCAGTGAGTTGTCCTACGGGAAGCTACAGCTCGTGGCCATGACCGAAGAACGCCTGCGCGATCTGGTGGAACCGGAAGGTGATCCACATGAACGAGGATGATCCGGAGTGGCTGGACCTGGTCCGGCGTGACCCGTGGCTGGACCACGACATCACGGACGAGGACCACCCGGCGCCGCGCGTGCACCCGGTGTGGGCGGCCACCGTGCTGCTGGGCATGGCCCTGTTCGTGGTGTTGATGTTCATCGGCGTGGGGTGATCACCATGCCGGACGAGGACCAGCGGATGGCGAACAAGCACGCCGTGTTTCACCGGATCTTCGGTGCCGATGCCGCATGCACTATCTGCGCCGGTCTGGGGGTCCTGCGGTACCACGAGCCGAACCCGACCTACGACCACATCGCCACCCACTACTACGCGCAGGCTCACCTGCTGTCCCGGGCGCTGGTGCGCGCGGTCGGCCGGGAGAAAGCGCTCCGGCGCCACCGCGCCACCATGTCGTGGGCGCTTGTCGTGCTGGCGATCGCGGCGTGCGAGGCGTTCACCCCGATAGGCCCGTTGGGGCGGTGGGTCATCGCCGGTCTGATCCCGAGCCTGGTGACCCTGGCGGCATGCGTCTACGTCCGGGTGGACGTGTGGTTACAGGACCGGCGCCGACGCGACGAGCTGGCCAATCCGGACCGGGCAGCCAAGGACGAAACCGCACCATAGTGTGTTACGCTCGTCGTGCGGTACCTGGCCGGAACCAAACGGATTCCCGCCGCTCCCGGCCAGGTACCGTGTCGACAATCCTTAGCCCTTAGTGCTCCACCTGACGTGACGTTACCCCCAAGAGATCGCGAGTGATCATGACCAACCCCAACGACCCGCAGGCCGTGTTTGCGGCGTGGCAGGCGCAGCAGGCTCAGGCCGCCGCGCAGGCACCGCAGCAGGCACAGCCCGCGTGGAACCCGAACCCGGTGGCCCCGCCGCAGCAGTTCGCCCAGCCGATGGCGCCGATGCCCAACCCGTACCCGCAGCCCCCGGCACCGAACCCCTACGCCGGATACCCGCAAGCCGCCCCGCAGCAGTTCGCTCAGCTCTACCCGCAGTTCGGCTACCAGTCGATGCCGCAGCAGTTCCCGCCAGCGCCCTACCAGCCGCCGATGCCCCCGGCCCCGCCGGTCTCGATGGACGACTTTTTCAACCAGCCGACCGGGGCCGGTGGCAAGGCGTTCCCGCTGGGCCAGTTGCAGGTGGGTCAGACCGTGCAGTTCGCGGTGGCTCGGGATGTCGGCAAGGGCGATATCCGGTTGCAGACCGACCGCAACACCAAGCAGCCTCTCGCGCCGCGTGCGGACGGCTCGCGCAAGACCGTGATGGTCGTGCCGGTCCGCGTGCACCCGGACAACAGCGAGGCGTCGGTGTGGATTCAGGGGACCGCCTGGGACGCGTTGAAGGACGCCATGCACCACGCTGGCTACCCGGACATGATCGCGCCCAAGGGTGGCGACATGTTCACGATGACCGTGGTGTCGAAGTTCCCCAACTCCTTTGGCACGCAAAGCAACCGGTATCAGTCGGTCTACGCCATCGCACCGCAGAACGCGGCCCACAAGGACGTGGCCGCCACGTCGGGCCAGCTCCCGAACACGCCGCCGTTCGTCCCGGACGGGAACACCTTTCCGGGCAGCACTCCGGCACCTGCCGGGCCCGCGGCGAGTCCCGTAACGATGGCCACGCCGCCGGTCAACCTCAACCCGATCCCGGTGCAGTTCCAGGCGCCCGCACCGGTGACGGCCCCGGCGAACTTCCCGGCCGCCACCCAGCAGGAGGTGGGCCAGTTCGTGGCCGGGGTCAACCCGCCGACCGCGCAGGAGCAGCTCAACGCCACCATCGCCGCTGCGCATGCCGGGGCGTCCAACCCGGGCGCCTTGAGTCCGCAGGCGCAGCAGATCGCGGCGAACGTGGCCGGTGTCCAGGCTGCGCAGGCGGGGCAGCAATTGCCTCCCGGCATGAACCTCACGCCGGAAATGCAGGCCGTGCTCGCAGGCTTGCAGGCGGGGCAGACGCCCACCGCGCCGTAAAGCGGTAGGTGGGAACGCTTGCCGACGGCGACATGTTCGGTCCGCGCCACGACGGTCAACGTGGGGGTGCTGTCGACCAACGGAAAGGTCACCCCGGCCAGGGAAATCCCGGTTCGAATCCGGGCAGCATACGGAGGACACATGATCACTATCTACCGGCTCGCCATCGGCCTGGTGCGTCGCCGCCGTTGCCGCCCACCCGGTCATCACCGTATTCGTGGCGCTCGCGTTGGCCGTCGGCCTGGCCTGTGTGCGCGGGTTGCGCCACCCCGGAAAGGACTAGACCAGACGTGAGTCAGTTCATCGCGGAGCTCACCGCGCCCGATCCGCATAAGCGGTTTCGTGAGCTGGTGTTGATCACGCCCGACGGACTGATGGACGAGTCGGAGCGGGCGATCTTGTCCGACGTCACCCCGGCCAGCCACAAGTCGACGCCGCCCGGCGGGATCGTGTTCCCGGCCACCTGGCCGTCCATGGTCCAGCTGGCGTCGGAAGTGGCCTGGCATACGCTGCCGCAGCTGCGCGGGGCGATGGCCGCGGAACTCGCCCGGCGGGGCGCCGTCACGCCGGTGGAGAACGCCCTGGGCCTGCGCGCCGACGCGCCACCGCCCCGGCACTATCAGAAGGTGGGTGCCGGGGTCATCGCCGCGACGGGGGGCGGTCTCGTGTTCGACGACCCCGGCTGTTTATCAGGCGATACTGAACTGATCCTGAACCGCGCAGGCAGGGGGTTCCGGATGAAAATCCGGGACGTGGTGCGGAAGTTCAATGGCGGTCCGGAGCGCAACCACCGGCACACCTGGGACTTGTCGATCCCGACAATGGTGCAGCGTGAGGTGGATGGCGCGATGCGCAGTGGGCGCGTCGTCGGCGCGTGGTCGTCGGGCGTGAAAACCACCTACACGGTTACCACCAGTACCGGCCGGACGATACGTGCCACCGACGAGCACCCCTTTCTTACCGACCGGGGCTGGCTGCGACTCGATGAACTGTGTATGGGCGATAAGGTGCATGTCCGTGGCACCCAAAAAGGTGACGGAACCCCCCGGGCCAAACGCTACTACCGGGAGCGGGCAGGATTGTACGGCCACCCCTACGCCAATAAACGGGACCACAAGCACAGCCCCTACCGGGTACCGGTGCACAGGCTCATCGCAGAGGCGCGTCTCAACGGTATGGAGTACGAAACTTTTGTTACGTGGTGCCGTAACGCATCCGCCAATAACCTCGTGTTCATCGACCCGGACGAATTCGCGGTACACCACATCGACCATGATCCGTTGAATAACGACGATATCAATCTTCGCGTCATGAGTCACCACGATCACCACGTACTGCACGCCATGGAAGGGAAAACCAACCAAGTACTGTTTAAAGTGGCCGCTGAGAGTATCACTGCTATTGAATACTTCGGCAGGGAAGAGACGTTTGATATCGCGGTAGCGGACGATCCCCACAATTTCGTAGCTAATGGTTTCGTTGTGCACAACACCGGGAAGACGCTCACGGCCATCTTGGGGTTGCTCGCCTGCCGGGACCGCGGTCATCTGCCCCTGGCTGCCCCGATCGTTGTCGTGTGTCCCAACTCCGTGATCGACTCGTGGGTGGCCGCCTGGCACACCTGGACGACCCTGCGCGCGGTGGCCTGGCGGGGCAACGTGGACCGGCGCACCCGGCTCTGCGGCGTCGCCGATGTCTACGTGGTCGGCTACGCCACCGCGGCGAATGACTTCAGCGCCGATCACGGCACCAGTCACAGCCAGCCCCTGGCCGACCTCCGCGCGCAGGCGATGATCATCGACGAGTGCCATTGGATTAAGAACCCGGACGCCCTGCGCTCACAGGTGATCCGCAAAGCCGCAGCGGCCATGCCGGTCGTGGTCGGCCTGTCCGGCACGCCGATCACCCACAACTCTGCCGATCTCTGGCCGATCCTCTACGCCACGGACAGCGCCAGCTGGCCGTCCCGGGAGCGCTACGTGCGCCGCTACCTGCGCACCGTGCCGGGCGACTACGACGAAACCGTGGTCGGACTCAACCCGTTCCGGG